AAAAAGATGCAAAGAAGAAATCATAAATTGGGGATCGAGGCACTGTCGTTTGCTCTTACGGTAGTGTGCATAGCCTCCCTTATATCTTGATCCCCATACTTTAATTATGGCAGATAAAAAACTAAATATCAAAGTCTCAACCACTGGGGCTAAGAAATCAAAACAAGAACTAAAAGGTTTAAGTGGCTCCATTGCTGGAGTAGGTAAAGCTGCAGCAAAAGTCTCTGCTGTTTATTTTGCCGCTAAAGGACTTATTAATAGCTTAACTACAGTTATTAGATTATCTGGCATACAAGAACAAGCAGAGAAAAAATTATCAACAGCATTAGGCAGAACATCAAGGGAATTACTTAACCAAGCATCAGCATTACAAAAGGTTTCTGTGTTTGGTGATGAGGCGATTATAGGACAACAGGCATTTCTTGCTTCATTGAAATTCTCAGAAGATCAAATAAAAAGCATTATACCTGTTGCTCTTGATCTTTCTGCAGCTACTGGTATTTCACTCGAATCCGCTGTAAGAAATACTGCAAAAACATTCTCTGGACTTGCTGGTGAACTTGGGGAGTTAATTCCTCAACTAAGAGATTTAACTGCTGAAGAAATGAAAGCTGGTGAGGCGGTTCAGATCATGGCTGATTTATTTGGAGGACAGGCAAAATCTGAAGCTGAAACAATGGCTGGAGCATTGAAACAGGCTGAGAATTCCGCTGGTGATCTTGCAGAAGCTATTGGTGAAAGATTAGCACCATTAACCAGGGTACTTGCTGAAAATTTTACTGATGTTGTAGAGCAATTAACAGCAATGATTGAAGCTGATCCCAAACTTGTATTTGGGCCAATGTTGAGCGAAACCCAAGAAGATATTATAGACATACAAAAGTTAATTAGTGAAATGAGTTTTGAGGAGGCAAGGCAGGGGGCAAAGAGATTTGGGAAAGCATTACTATTTATGTCCGATGCACACGAGGATTATGAATTTTTAAATGCCGCATTGAACGCACTACAACATAGAATGATGGCTACGACTCAAGAAATTAAAAGGGCTGATGAATCTCAAAATGATTTTGGGGCAACCATCGAGAAAGTCAGCACTGCACATATTGAATATCTTTTAAATGTAGGCAAATTAAAAAAGGAACAATTAATACAGGATTTGAAAAGTGCTGCTTTACAACAAGGATCAGCAGTAGATGCTATGAAAGCAGTGGTTAGAGCTGAAACAATGGAAGCGGTTGCCGGTGCAATTTCAAGTGCATTAAAGAGTGTTCCATACCCCTGGAATCTGATTGCTGCCGCTGGTGCTGGTGCTTCAGCAGCTATATTAATGGATACAGCTTTATCTAAATTTGCCACTGGCGGTGATTTTATCACATCCGGCCCACAGGCTATTATGGTTGGTGATAACCCAGGAGGCCAGGAACGGGTACAAGTTACACCGCTATCATCACCTAATATAAACGGCCCTCAAGGTGGAATGACTATCAATATTCAAGGCGGTGTAGTAGATGAGAGTTATGTTACAAATCAATTAATTCCAGCACTGAATAAAGCCACTTCATTAGGCACTAAATTGAATGCTTAGTTTTGATACAAGTCTTTCCAATGCCTTAATTTTATCAAATACAACAGCGTTCTGGGTTTGTAAATTATATTATAATGCTGAAGGGTCTGGGGATTTCATTGGTGTTTCAGATATTGACAGGCTTGATGGTGCTGATATGTACCACGGAATTGTATCATCCTGGGGTAACTATTCACAATCATTAGACTTTTATAATTTTACCACATCTACCGGGAACATGACTATCAAACTTATTAATACTGATAGATCAATACAGGGGGGCAGATTTTCTGATCTTTTTGCAACTAATAATTTCGCAAATAGAAAATGGGAATTATTCTTAAATACATCCCAGGCTGGAACTTATGATACAGCGGCACGAATGATAGGAACGGGGATTATATCGGGAGATATTAAATATGATCAAAAAAGTATTAGTATTACATTGCTTGATCTTAATTCCAAGCGGCATAAGAGACTTCCCGCAAATGTCGTTGATTCTTCTACATACCCAAACGCACCAGAAAAAAACATTGAAAAACCAATTCCAATATCATACGGTGATTTCTTTGAAAAAACAGATATTGGAACAATTCCAACTACTCATTTTGATAGATTCAAGACGTTCTACAAAAATGCCTTCCCTGCGATTATAACAGATAAATTTGACATTGGAGAGTCGGCAGTTGAGGCTTATGTGGACAGTCAGGCGATACACACCCTTGATTCAGAAAATGTTTACTATTATAAAGATGGACAATATGCGACCATAACAGGAACAGTAGATGCCACCACTAATAATCCGAGAATTGAATTTAGCGGATCAAGATGTAAGGCATACTTCGCGTTAAGCAGTTCCGGCTTTACAATAGGTTCAGGCACAGGAACGCATACCTATGAAGCCAATATATCAAATGGTGATTTTGATGATACAAATAATACAGAAATAGGCGTTACAGATGGAAACAATATCACAATCAATTACGGAGTTGAGCCTGTAACCAAATTAGGAGAATTTGTAAGTGCAACAGCATTGGCAAAGTTCGGTACAGTTTCAGCCACCCCAACCGGATTAAGTTTTTTAAAAATAGGAGGACAAGCATTTAGCAGTGTATCAAGTAATGATGAGAAAGAGGCCACACTTAGTTTTTCGAGTGCTGAACAGGGTTCCTGGGATTTTACTGGAGGCATTGCCCTACTATTAAACTCGAATAGTGGAGCCGGGGCTTTTGACATTGAAATATCTGAAATGGGAGTTGTGGTAGAATTTGATATTGATACTATTGAATCACATAAAATTCAGGAATTATATGAAGTTATCACACAAACCGCATCAGCGTTGGAAATTGGTTACGATGAATATGATGCAACAGTGGGAGATACTGTAACAAGAACAAGAACCAAAACTATAAACTATCCTTCAGAAATTGAACACGTTTATGTATCTGGTAAGGGTCGCAAATATGGATCATGGGTAGATGCTGATTCAAGAGACAACGGATATGATGAAAATGATTTAATAGAAAATCCTATTTATATAATAGAGGATATATTGAGAGATGAACTCTCACTGGCTTCTGCTAATATAGATTACGCTTTATTTGATACGGCTGGGAATACAACTAATGGACACATCAAAGAGCCGTTTGATGAAGACGATACAGAACACATAAAATTTGCCTTCAGTCAGTATAAATTCATCAATTCCAGAGATTTAATAAACAGAATATGTAAACAAATATGTTCCTGGGTATGGTTAAGTGGGGATGGAAAATTTAAGATCAGGACTTTATTAAGGCCCGGAGATTCATTCTCAACAGACAAGACTATTGATTATAATGACATAAATATAAAGTCTATTTCCAAATCACCATTAAATACTGTAAGAAATGATATAACAGTGAACTACAATTATGATTATGGACAAGACCAAAATTTAAGTCAAGTGAATACTACAGACTCAACATCTGCTGGAACTACTGTAAACGGAAATAATCAAACTTTAAAATTAAAACTCGATGCTGAAGGAATTATTGACTCTACTACTGCTACACAGCTTGCGGATGGTTATAAGGCAATATTCAAAGATAGAAAGGTGGTGCTTGAATTTGATATAATTAATCCTAAATATAATGATTTAGAAATTACTGATCATATCACTTTCAGTAATTGGGACAGCAACTTAAAACTATATGGGGCAGCTTTCAGTTCTGATGTTTTTATAATTCAGAGCATAAGTAAAAAGGTGAATGGGTGTTCCATTAAAGCAATAAAGGTAGATACATAATGGCTAATATGAACATAAGACAGCCCCGATTTTATATAGATTACATTGGATATCTATTAAGTAGAGGGGTAGCACAGAATGGAAATTTTGATGTAACTGCAACAGGCGGTTCAGGTGCATCAGCATTTCGAGGATTACAAACGGGAACTGAAGCTGAATTATTTGATGGTCGGCCTCTTAATTTATGTGACTTTGATACTGGTGGAGATACAGACAGCCAGGTATTGGTGACAATTAATTTGCAGAGTGCAAACCCTAAACAATCATTCATCGCAATCCTAAATCATAATCTCGCTACAGCCGGGGGTAAGATCAGAGTATGTGCTGGCGGTGCGGATGATGACCATACAGCCGTAGATGCTGGTAATGCCGATACTGCTGATGTGAGTTGGAATAATGAGAATGTCACAGAGGTGGTTAATGCTGATATAATTACAGTTGCCAGTAATAATAAGAGTGTAGTGATCCAACCAGCTACAGATGGGACTACAATCTTCAAATTCGATGAACAAGATTTGAGATATTGGGGCATCCAGTTTGAAGGTGCTGGTACTGGAACAGGGGCTGCCACTGATGACACCTGGAACTCTACAGACCTTTCCATAGGTCAGATAATGCTAGGTGAATATTTTGAAATGAAAGCCCCTGATTTATCAGTTCAGAGATCAATAGCATTTGATCATGTAAGTGTCCAGGAGTCTATTGGTGGACAGCGTTTCGCAAACATGACGAGTCACGGCAGAACCGGATCATCTACATCTAAATCGCCATTCACTACATCATCATCAAATAGGCATTTGTACGGTGGGCGTATATCTTACGATATGAATTTTAGTTATTTAGCATCTACAGATGTTATGCCAGATCAATATGATGTAAAAGAGTTCGATGATGCAGTGGTAGAGGATTTGTGGAATATGACTAACGGCCCCATGTTGCCGTTTATATTTTCATGTGATAAAGATTCAGAAGGTGATAACGCTGAAAGTGAGCATATATTCGCCAGATTCGGCCAAAATAGTCTTGATATGCAACAAGTGGCTCTGGATACCTTTAATATTTCTATGAGAATTGAGGAGGAGTTTTAATCATGGTTACAATAAAAGGTTTTAGGTATCTCTCGGTTGTTTTCACGCTTTCATGGCCCATCAT